CAAAACTAATAGCAACTAATCCAGTTAAGTTTTCAAAACTTGCTTCAAATTCTTGCCTAAATGTTCTCTCATCTAATTGCGCTCTAGCTGCTTCGACTTCTTCTTTTGGTACATTGCCCCCCTCTATTGTCGTATAACACCACCTCTTCCATTCATTTGTTGGATCGCTTGCCGCATAACACCATAAATCATAAAACCAACTCGCAGTTCCATCTGGTGTACTAATAAATAATGCCCAGCCTTGTTTATCCGCTAATGCAGGTCGAATAACTTCAAACCATACCTCCGAATCCATAAATGCAGCTTCATCTAAAACGACACCAGATAAACTCCTTCCCCTTAATGCCATCGCATTTTCAGTTCCTTTTAACTCAATACTCGACCCATTAACTAAATCCAGTCTTAAATCAGTCTCATTTTTACTTTGTATCCATACCTTCGGGACTAATTTCTTTAATGCTTTCCATGCAATATCTTTTGCCATCCGATATGTTGGCGCACAATAGAAAAATGTTTCGCCTGGACGATTGATCGCTCCACGAAGAAGTTCAATACAACTTAAATAACTTTTACCAAATCTTCGACCTGCTACTAAAACTCTGAAGCGTTTTTCATTGTTAAAGACTTGACCCTGCGCCCATCTTAAATTTATTTCTGGTGCTGTTTTTACACTCATAACTGTTAATTTAACTCTTTTTTGTACTTATCCCCCCTATTTTTACTACAAAAGTGGTTTAAAAGGTTATTATTTTATCAATGACCTTTTTGAGTTGCGTCCGTGACCGATTCATGTATTAACAATTTTGATAATCAAAACGTCCCAGAAAGTAAGCCACAGAGAAAATTGGTTGGCACTGGGCGTAGTTCTAAAGCTGCTTTGGAATTAAGACAGCAGCGACTATATAAGAGACAACTTGAAGGTCTCCCTGCTAGACAATTGGTATTGGATCACGCTTCAAAAGAAGGGATCTCTATTCCTACAGCTTGGGTGGATTGGAGAAAGGTTAATCAGTGGAATGAAGAAGACTGGCAGAAAGATAGAGAGAATATGTTATCTCGTTTACAGGCTGCTCGACTCAGACTTTATGAAAAAGCGATCAGAAAAGGACAATTACAAACTGCTGCTCAAGTGTTGGATTCAATTGGACGGGTTATTGGCGAAAGCGTAGAACATGTAAGCATTCAAGCACCTGAACTCTCTATAAAAGTAGAAACTAAAGAAGACTTATCATAATCACGTAGAACTTAGTTTCGGATATATATTTAGGTTCAGGGGTCGAGGGTACAATAGGCAAAAATACCTACTCCTCCCCCCTAAAAAGTTTTCCACAGAGTATTTATACTCATAGGCATTGCACCATGGTCTGGTAGAATTATTACATAAGGGATGGGGAGAGAGTACTAAGTATTCTCACTAGCCTAACCTTATAAGAACCTAGAAAACAGCATAACCAAGCGATAGCAAAAGCCTATTAAACGGGCCGAACGCTCTCCGAGACTTAGCGACCCAAGCCAAGCGCAACAGGTCACAAGCTCACAGAGTCGCTATAGCTACACGGATAAAAACTATGCTCACATAGGTTAAAAAAAGTTCACTTATTCTTCATTACCAAATGGCTACACAGTCAACAAGACATGAGACAACAATCAAGCTTGCCTCAGGTGACAAGATAGAAATTGAAGTGGGAAGTTGGCGACCCGATTCTATAACCGCTATCTGTTCCAAAACAGGTGACGAGTTTAGGATTGAGCTTGCATCTTCAGAGCTTCAAAAAGCTTTCTTAAACACTGTGACGAACTTGTCTTACAGTTACTCTGAGAGTAGGAAAGCTTTTCTTTCTGAATTACAAACTACATTAACCAATGTAGTAAAGAGGATTAAAGAGAAGGAAGAAAAAGAGGCCAAGAATGGCTAAGTCTACCAAGACAGAAAAAGATCCCAAGACAATTCTTGGGATTGTTTTCATATCAGGTGGATCTACTTTTTACAGTTCTTCAGATACTCCACTTGAGGAGATGGCTTCAAAAGTCGTCAAGAGATGTAAGAGAGATTGGAAACATCTTTTTAAATTTAAAAAAGATGCTCTCTGGCCTGTTCACTTTTACGACATTTCAGGTTGCGATAGTTGGCACGCTGACTGTTCTGGGAAAGTTTTCAATTCTAGCAACTGTCAAGAAATGCCATTTATTAAAACTTTAAAAGTCGTTAGTTAATCCAAACCCTAGAGAATAATTCTCTAGGGTTCTTTTATTCTTTTTAAATTGCCATGACTGCCACGATCCAAAAAGAAATAACTCTAAGCCATGAAAACTTGGAGAGTATTCTTTTAACTGCTGACTCTTATTATTGGTGCTCAGATCTTAGGTATCAAATTAATAAAGAGTTACCAGTTGAAAAAACTTTAATCAGTGTTGAAGAATGTAATGAGGATTACGACGATCCAATAGAGACTCATAACATTACGGGCCTTGATATTGAAAAGGCAGTTGCAACGCTTTTTACTTACCCAGTAAAGACAAGAGCCGCTGAAATGGTAGAAGATTTTATTAATAACAAATATGATCCTTGCCATTTAGACGCCGAGGCTTGTGATGTAATTCTTCAGATAGCAACTTTTAAGGATGTTGTTTACGGTTAAAAAAACATCCCTAGAGCCTACGGGTTCTAGGGATCTTTTATTCTAATTTTTATTACCATGACATTATCAACAAAAAGAAAAATTTATTTAACTCAAGTAGCTAATCAAATTAGTGAAGAGTTAATCAAGGATTTAAAGATAAACGAATGGACAAAGCAACAAAAACAAAACTTTAAGAAAATAATTATTGAAGCTCAAAACAATTTAAACGGTTAAAAAAAGAGTCCTAAGCAAGACTATAAAAGGCTTATTTATCCACTTTATTTAAAAAAGATCATGTCAAAAGTAAATGAAGAACTTATTCTTATGCTTGAGAATGAGAACGCTAATTTAGCCACTATTAAAGAGTGTCTAAAATGCGCTTTAAGTCAAATTGACTTATTGTTTGAAACTTCAAAGCTTCAGAATCATTTAAATGAAAAAAGTCTAGGAGCTTTAAAAGTTTTAAAGCTAACAAATGAATATATCAAAGACAATCATCATTTTGATATAGAGAAAGAGCTTATTAATAAGCCACTAACAAGCCCTAACTCATAGGGCTTGAATAACTTTAAAAAATTTACTTTCTTATTACCAATGCTAGAACTTAAACCACTTGGAGCAAATCGCCAAATTTTAAAGGTTGATGATTTGGAAATTCTTTATAGCTATGTAACGCCAGTCGCAGCCAAGTTGTCTAATGGCGATATAGTACGATCCAAAAACTATTTGAAGGGGTCGACTTCTCCAACTACAGAGAAGCATATCACGCAAACTTATAATAAAGAATGGTCTTATGATCCTAGAGAATGGAAGATCGTAACGCAATCTTATATTGAAGGATTATTAAAAGAAAAAGAGGTTTAAGCCTCTTTTTCATCCTTATATATAGTTAATCTAGTCAACATAAGAGTCTGATATATATCTTTATTAGTGTTTTTAAGATGATCGTTAAGGATTAAATCCCAGACATTTTGGGGTATGTCTTGGAGTGTTTTATAGGGCTCAAGCTTTTTAACCTGACAGTCATTAATAAAAGTTTTGATTTGTGACATAAAAGGATTGTTTTATTCTTCTATCATGTTAATATAGAAAAAATACATAAGAGGTTAATTAGTGAAACTTTTAACAAAAGCAATTGAAAAGCAATTGCCCCCACTTTATGCTCAAGAGAAAAAAGGCTCTAATGCCAAAGCTTTTTTAAAGCTTTTTACACCGTGGACACACTGGACATGGTACGTCACAGAATACGACCCAGAAACACAAGAATGTTTCGGATATGTTGACGGTGATTTTCCAGAATTAGGTTATTTTAGCTTAAAAGAACTTTCAACAATCAATGGGCCTTTTGGTCTAAAGATTGAAAGAGATAGAAGCTTTGAGCCTACAACTTTAAAAGAGCTAGGAGTTAAATTATGACTCCCTTAAAGACAATTATCTTAGATGCCATAAGGCTTGAAGATGATTTTAATACGCATTGGTCAGAGAAAGAATCTCTGGCTTATGCGTTAGATAGCTTTTTATCTTCTAAAAGTTGGGAGATAAAACAATATGGCCTTTTATATGCTTGTGAAAATTGGTTTCGTGGTATTGGATTACATATCCCTTACTGGGATTCTGAAATTAAAGAGCTAGGACACGACCCAGAAACATATTGGACTGATTTAGCTAAATGTTTTCTAGATGAAACTCTAGAAATTAGTTCCCCTTATTCCCTTTTTATATCATGAACGACACTAAATTATTCCACTTTGACATTAAAGCTGTTAGCCAATTCTATTTTGCTATAGAAGCTTCTAATGTAGAAGATGCAACCCAACAAATGAAGGTTATTCTCTGTAGAGCTAACCTTTTAAAAGAGATACCAGAAGATTTTGAAGAAGTCTATAGTCACCCTTTAACTATAGATAGCGTAGAAGAAGGAGTAATCGCATGACTTCTTCTACGATCCAAACTTACTCATTGCGCTTGCCTGACTTTTGGGCAAGTGCGTTAATTCATGGGGATTATTCAGGTCTAGAACCTAAAGAAGAAAAAGAATTAAATGATTTTATTGAGCATTGGCAAGACGACTTATATATAAATACTGCAATTATTCCTAGTGATGAAAATGCTTATTTTGAGAGTCACTTCATGAAATACCATGATGCTTCTAATTTAGGAGTATTAGCTTGTGACTGTTGTGAATATATATTTGAAATTAACCCTAAAAGTTCCCTTTATTCTAATTAATTATGTACTTTGATCGTTTTGACATCTATCAAGCCTATCATCTTTGGTTTAGTGACTTCTATTCAGGTTTTGATAATAACTATGCAAGAAGATGTCGTATGGAAGAAAAATTTAGATTTAGACCTAGCTTATGCCATAGCTATGAGAGTCTTAGTGAAAACGGCCAATATATATACGACCAATTAGAACAGCAAAAATATGTATCTAGGAGCTACGAATAATGACACTACCAAAAATTAATCTCAATTCAAAACAAGACCAAGACTTCATAGACTACGTTTGGTCTTTTTACGGCACTGACGACCCAATTTACCCCATACAAGGATTAAATAAAGGCATGATTATTGTAGCTACCTATATATATAGGCAACGTTGTTTAAATGAATCTAGCCCTGAAATTTGGGGTGACGGAGACTCATTAGATCGTGAGCATGTAAGAGATATTATTCTTGATACTTTTAACCTTAAGTGGGAGTGTTAATTATGACTTTTAAAATTACTTATCATTCGTTTTGGTGTAAAGATCAAATTTTTTATACTGATTCAATTAATGAATTAGATGAATTAATTTTCTTTGGAAAGTCACAACAATACAAAATTACTGTTGAGGAGATTAACTAATGGAAAGAGATATGCAAAAAGTAATCGAAACGCTTCAAAAACATGAAGCAGACACCGATCTACTAAGTGATGTTATGGTCATGATTTTAACTAACCAAATAAAAACAGCTAAAAGCACTAAAAAGGCACTATTAGTAGCTAGGGAACTTATTGAAAATAATAGTGAAACGACCCAACAACAAATAGATATTATTAAAAACTTTGTTGTGAAATTAGCTGAAAAAATTACTCAATTAGAGGCTAAATCATGAACGAACCAACAGTAAAGCAACAAGAATCACGTAATTGCTATTGGCACGCTTATCAGTTTAGACATTTAATGCGTGACTATAAAGCTAGTAATCCTAAAGCATATTATAAACTTGGATATATATTAGAAAAATATAATCTTTTATATACTCAAGGTGCAAGTCTAGAGGATGAATTTATGGGCATTATTTCTTATTCAAGTAAGAATTTAATGCCTTATAAAAATCAAGGTAGAAAAGAAAAACTAGGAGATATGAACTTAATTGAATTATTCAAATCTTATACAAAAAAGGAGTCAAACTCATGAAATTTAAGTTAGAAATCGACATTGACAATGCAAGCTTTGAAGATCTTGGAGAAGGTAGAGAAATCACAAATATTTTAAATAATATCATCAATAAAATTGAACATATTGATGAATTTTCTCTAGATGATAAAGGTCGAGCTAGAGATATGAACGGTAACACCGTTGCTTTTTGGGAGATCACCAATTAATTCCCGTAATTACGGATGTTTTTACTTACTATGGATAAAATTGAAGGTATTGAACACATTGAATCTGCTTTATTAGCTAACTCTAAATTAGGTAATAATAAAGATAAGAATATTCGTAAAACAATTACAAGTGAGCTTCAAGAATTAGGAGTTTCTCAAACGACTTCTTACGAATGGTATAGAGAAGCTCATAGAAATTTTAGTACTGAAAAAGCTAATCAAGATAACAGCTATCAAGCTATGCACCCCTTAGAGCTTTTGGAGAAGGCTGAAGACATTATGTGGGCTGTTGATCCTCAAAACGATCCAGAAGGATATATAAAAGCTCAAAAACATTACGCTAGCCTTCTCTCTAAATTTAAACACCAAATTACTTATCGGAATTATGAAACAAACTGATTTCTTAATTCGTGTGAAGCATCCTGATGCTTACACAAAAGAAGCACTAACTCAGATCTTAAAAAGATCTGGAGTTAGTGGTCTGAAAGTTACTATTTTAGACTCTTGTAGTCCTGATGATAGTAACGCTCCAGAACATTATTTCCCTTACATCTCTTATTAATTATGAACATTAATCAAGCTATTGAAGAATGGTTAGATCTTTGCCCTTGCGATAACTTTACAGTCAAAGATCAACAAGTTTTTGGTGAGAAATTTAATCGTACTAAAACGATTACATTAAATTTTAACCATGACGATTACACCGAACCAACCGATCAAGAAATGAT